CCAACTTTAAACAGTAAGGTAGGTGGATCTAAAACAAGTCAACATTGTTTTGGAGAAGCAGCAGACTTTGAACAGCTGGGTACACCAAATGGAGAAGTTGCTACTTGGATAAGTAAGGAACTTGACTTTGACCAGCTCATTTTGGAATTTTACACTAAAGGAAAGCCTAACAGCGGATGGGTACATTGCAGTTTCAAAAAAGATGGTTCAAATCGCAGGAAAATTATGACCGCTTTAAGAGTCAAGGGAAAGACAAAATACGAGCAGGGTCTTATTTTCTAATTGGATTAATTCTCAAAATATATCTTCAGATACTTTTCTTGGTTGGTGCCTACCAGCCAAGAAGGTCTTCTATTGACAAACAGATCAAATGGTGTTATACTATATTTGATAAGTTAAAAATCCCTTACCAAAAATATTATTAATGTTTTATACTAATGTCCAGCCTTTCGGTAATTTTATTGCTTTAAGGGGGGTTGATCATAATGGAGTATCGTTCCAAAAAAAGTTACGATACGAACCTACTCTATTTGTTCAATCTTCAAAACCTCAAGATCCCCAATGGAAAACTTTGGACGGCAAAAGAGTTGCCGGTGTGAAGTGGGGTTCGATGAAGGAAACCAAGGAAGCTGTCAGACAATATGGAGGTGAAGTCTTTGGTCTTGACCAGTTTCAATATTCTTATATTTCCGATAATTATCCTGGCATGGTCAACTATGATCTGTCCAAGATAAAGATTGCATTCATTGATATTGAATGTAGTTCAGAGTTTGGATTTCCAAACATAAGACAGGCAAATGAAGAAGTTCTTGCTATATCAATTAAGATGGGTGATGACTTCAAGACTTATGCCTGTGGTGAGTATGATCCACCACCCCATGTAAGATACATCAAATGTATCAATGAGGAACAGTTGTTGACCGAGTTTATCAATGACTGGGCTTCAAACTTTCCAGATATTGTTACTGGATGGAATTCAAGATTCTTTGATATTCCTTATCTTATTAATCGTATCATTAGGATTCTTGGTGAGAAAGCTGCCAATAAACTATCCCCTTGGGGTTGGTTTAGAGAAAATGAAGTGTCTCTTGTTGGTAATCGAAAAATGCAGGTATTTGATATTGTAGGTATATCCAGTATCGACTATCTTGATGCATACAAAAAGTTTACCTATGTCAATAGAGAATCTTACTCTCTCAATCATATTGCATATGCAGAATTGGGTGAGAAGAAATTAGATTATGAAGAGGCAGCAACTCTCCATGAATTATACAAGACAAATTTCCAAAGGTATCTTGACTACAACGTACATGATGTAGTTTTGGTTGAGAGACTTGAAGAGAAGATGAAACTCATGGAAATGATTGTTTCACTGGCATATATGGCCAAGTGTAACTTCAATGATGTATTTTCTCCTGTCAAAATGTGGGATTGTATTATCTACAATCATTTGAGAGAACAGAATATTGTAATTCCACCAAAGAAACACGAACAAAAAACTGATACATACGAAGGTGCCTATGTCAAAGATCCACAAGTAGGTAGACATAAATGGGTGTGTAGTTTTGACCTAAATTCTCTGTATCCCCATTTGATCATGCAGTATAATATTTCACCAGAAACTTTATTGGGTATGCACTCAAAAGGTGGAATGGTTAATGCTTTATTGGATCAAGAAATTGATACTGATTTTCTTAAAGAGAAGAATATCACTATGACTCCAAATGGTTCTCTTTATTCTCGTAAGAAACAAGGGTTTCTTCCTGCACTTATGGAGAAAATGTATACCGATAGAGTCAAGTATAAGAAAATGATGCTTGAGGAACAGAAGAAAGGTAAATCTGCAGATACTAATAAGTTGGCACAGTATCACAATATGCAGATCAATTTAAAAATTGCCCTAAACTCAGCCTACGGAGCCCTTGGTAATCAATGGTTTCGATTTTATGATGTAAGGAATGCCGAGGCCGTTTCAGTTGCGGGTCAGCTTTCTATTCGATGGGCTGAGAGGGCAGTTAACGAATACTTAAACAAGGTGTTAGAAACAGATGGAAGAGATTACGTTATTGCTTCCGATACTGACTCTCTGTACGTTACTTTGGATTCTCTCGTACAGAAGGTAGGTTTAGAAGATAAAGATAAAATTATTAACTTCATGGATACTGTTTGTGATGGCAAAATTCAAGATGTAATTGATGAATGTTATGGTGAGTTGGCAGAATACATCAATGCATTCCAACAAAAGATGGTGATGAAAAGAGAGGTTCTTGCAGATGTGGGAATCTGGACTGGCAAGAAACACTATATTTTGAATGTCCACAATTCTGAAGGTGTTCAGTATGAGGAACCTAAACTTAAAATTATGGGTATTGAGGCAGTCAAATCTTCTACACCAGAACATTGTAGAAATGCCCTGAAGAAAGCATTTAAGATTGTAGTGAATGGTACTGAAGGAGAGGTTATTGATTTTATTGAAAACTTCAAGAATGAGTTTAAACAACTTGAACCAGAAGAAGTGGCATTTCCTAGATCAGTCAAAGGACTAGCCAAGTATAAAGATCCAGTTACAATTTATCGAAAGTCAACTCCACTTCATGTAAAAGGATCTTTAATTTATAATATGATGCTTGATAAGAACAAACTCACTAAGAAGTATCCAAGGATTCAAGAGGGAGAAAAGATAAAGTATACATATCTTATGGAACCAAACCCAAGTGGTGATTCTGCCATTGCAATGT